ATTCATTTGCTGATTCATATTCATTTGATTTATTTGAGGATTCATATTCATTTGTCCCATTCCCATTTGACCCATTTGTCCCATTCCCATTTGTCCCATTTGTGGATTCATATTTATTTGGCCCATTTGTCCCATTCCCATTTGACCCATTTGTGGATTCATATTCATTTGGCCCATTTGTCCCATTCCCATTTGACCCATTCCCATTTGGCCCATTTGCATTTGTCCCATTTGCATTTGGCCCATCTGGCCCATTTGATTTTGGTTAAAGCTTTTGTTAAACATTTTTTTATTTAATATATTGTTTAATTTAATAATTTATATTATTTATTTATAAAATTAACTTTTTAAAATATTATTCTATTAAAATTTATAAATTAATTTTAATAATTATTATTAATTTTTATTATTTATTTTATTAGAAACTTAACAGAAGAACACGAGTGTTTGCAAACAAAAAAATATTTGCACGATATTAATATTATTATTTATTTTTTTATTAATTTTTAACAATTATTATTAATTTATAATGGATCTAATTGAATTATCATTTTTGCCTTTATTTATAAGATTTTTAGTGTGTTAAAACCGTTCGTTTTTAGTACCCACCCCCTATTTTTTGACATAGTGGGGGGCTCAATTTTACTCTCAAAAATATATAAAAATAACAAAAAGCTTTATATAATTAACATATTTACTAAATAAGTTAAATAAAAGCATATTATATAACATATTCAAAGTGTAAATTTTGCACTTAATAACAAGATATATCGAAAGGTATATCTTTTTTTATTTATAGGTAAATGAAAAGTAAATAAATATAGTGATATAAAAGAGTTAATAGTAAGCTGGCTTTAGAAAAGCCCAAAAGAGTATGTGTTCACTAAGAATATATAGAAATAGAAAAAATAGTGGTTTTAGCCTTATACTATATGGATAATAATTAAAAATAACATATATCAATAGAAACCCTTGAACGCAAGTCGGTTAGCGGACATGATTGATATATATGGAGGAAAAATGGAAATATTAAATACAATATTTATGGTTTTATGGAGTATAAGCATGTTCTTTTGGATAGCGTTTTTTATTGAATCAATTATATTAATGTCAAAAAATGATGATAAATATCTTGATTTTATGATGCTTATGAATGTTGCATTAGCTTTTATTATATTTTTTTGCTTACTAATAAATATTACAAATTAGAATTTAATGATAGGAGTGAATAATGAATAAAATATATCTTATTTATAATGTTAATGATAAAGAATTTATATTTAAATATCCTGGTTACAGAGAAGGAAGAAAATATTTAATATATGGTGATAAAAGGTCCGCTACAATAATGAAAAATAGTCTTATGAAGTGGGATTTTAAAGATAAAGAATTAAAAGTAGTGGAATATATACCTAAAATTGAAGATTGTGAAAACGAAAATAATGATTCAATTGACAAAAAGTTAGAAATTTTAAAACAAAGACAAGATCTAATAATGTATCTAATTCAAGCATTATTTTTAAAGCTAGGTTCAAGTAAAGAAGAATTAAGTTATATTGTTGATACAATAAATGGATTTTATGAAAACGGAGAAATAAATGGAGAAAACAATCAATAATCTTAAAATATTAATATATGATGATAAAAATATAAAGTATAAGACAGGATATTGTGCATCTATCGATGTTGATTGTGGAATGCCAATTGATGTTACATCACCTATTGATAGTCATGGAAAATACATGGCTCCGATGAATTCAGTATTAACTTGTTCAATATCTAATTATGAAGAATTAAACAATATTGAATTAGATGAAACTACTATGAAACGAATAGCTAAATATAATAAAGAACAAGAATGTAAGCGACTTGATGAAAAGATAAAAGAAAAGAAAGAAAAAATCAAGGAATTAGATGATTATTTAAAAGATAAAGAAAAAAGAGTAGAAAAGTTAAAAAAATACATTATAAATATCTTTGATATAGATATTAATGATGATGAAGATGACTATTGGGAGGACTAATGAAAGAAGAAAGAAAAGTATATTTAAAAGAAGATTTTAACAAAATTTTATCTGAAATTTATGAAGTTATATCTTATTATAAGCAAGAATATAACAACAAACCTATAATGATAATTTTATCTCATAATTTATTTTTTGGAATTGAATATATGAATTTTTCTGGTCAAGTATATGATCCAATGAATAATACGAATACTTTATTCGGAATTGAATGTAAAGAAAGCCCAGTATTAACTGATTTGGAATATAAGGTGTATTAATGAAAACAATATCAATGTATGAATTATTAGGATTAATTAACGATAATCAAGCGCCTAAAAGAATAAAAATATCAGAATTGATTTATGATTTTGATGATGAAAGTCAAATGTACTTTGATGAAGAGGCTAATGAATTAAGCGATAATATTTATTTAACAAAAAATTTGAATCATCCAGTAGAAATTTTAAATGAAATCTTAGAAGAAGAAAAGAAAATACCTGAAAAATTACCACTTATAGCAAATAAGGAAGTAAATTATCCTGATGATAAATTTATAGAAAGAATACTTAATTTATTCTATGAGCTTACTGATAAAAATAGACTTAAAATCAATGAAATAATAGATTATTTTGAGTATCTTAAAAACAAAGGGGATGAATAAGTATGAGAAATATATTAGTAAATCCAACTAGAAGATGTTTGAGATGTGGCAAATTAAGTAAAACAAATCTATGTGATGCATGTAGGAAACCAAAAAAAATAAAAATTATAGATTTATATAATATGATTGCAGATTGTGAAGAATTACCGGAAAGCTTCGAATATGACAATGCGATTTGGGATAAATATATATATAATACAAGTAGTGATAAATTCATATATGTTGATTATTATTGTGAAGCATTACATGTTGATTTTTCCACTTTTGTTGATACAGGTATGTTAAATGATGAAATTATAATAACGGCAGAAAAGTGTAAAGAATATAAAATACCTGAAAAATTAAGATTGTCTAGTCATATTGGCGGAACATTTGAAAGTGAACAAGAATACCGTAATAAAAGAGATGATGAAATAACAGAAAAAATTAATTCCATTATTGATTGTCTTAAAAACAAAGGAAATGAATAAGAGATGTTAGGATTAATTATATTAACATTTGTATTAGGATTTTTAATTGGGTATTTACGCTCTATAGAAGAAATTTCAAATTTAACATTATATTTAAAAGCAGTAATGAGAAAAGCAGTAGGAGAAAAAATACAACTTTCATTAAGCGATATAGAAAATGCAAGAGATAATAAATTAACTATTAAGAAATGGAAAAGTGGAAGTTTAAGCATACCAGTTATAGATATAATAAGTGATAATAAAAAAGAATATTAGAAAGCAAAGGTGAGTAATAATGAGTGCAAAAGAAATGTTCGAAAAGTTAGGGTATCATTTAGAAAAAACAATAAATGATGATAGGTTTATTAATTATACCAACACCAATGAAAGATATGCTGAATTTTTCTTTGATAAACAAGAAAAAAATGTAGTAAAAACTTTTTTAAATAGTGGAATTGCCGAAAGAATTACATCACAAGAACTACAAGCAATAAATAAACAAGTAGAGGAGTTGGGTTGGAATAAATGCTAAAGATAAAAGATACATATATTTCATTAAAACATATAAGATGTATAAAATATGAGGAAAAAACAAGGGCATTTGATGGAATGGCATCACATAGTTATTATTTAGTAATTATTTATGATAATTTACAAACAATAAATATACCTGTAAAACATTCTGGAGAATATGATGAATTAGCAAAATTAATAGTAGAAAAGGTTAGTGATGATGATGATGAAAATCTTTAAAAAAATATTAAGAAAAATACTTTATAAAATAGATGAAATGGATAACAAAAGACATGATATAGCAAAAGATAATGATGATTTTATCATTGGTTTATGTTGTGAAAATGGAGTATTAGACGGTGATAAATTATGTAGATTATTAAAGATGCTAAAAAGGAAATATAGAAAATAAAAAAAAGATTGGTGATGATAATGAATAAAGAAGATTTTATAAAGATGTATAAAAATACAAAAAAAGAAGAAATAATTGAAGAATTATTTTATAAATGTACTGCCAATTATAGATTAAATAATATAGTAAATGAATTAGAAGCAATGTTTGATGGCGATTTAGACGGTTTCTTTACTATAAATGAAAAAGGCTCTTGTAACGAGATTATAGAAGTAATACAAAATTATAAAAACAAATTAAAAGAATTGAAGGAAGGTAAATAATATGTTTGATTGGATTACAAAGCCATATTTAGAATGGACTGTTTCTGATACAATGATTTGTTATGTAGAAGTTTTTATATTAATTATGGTAATTATTTTCTTATCAGCATTTATTTTAGTTCTTAAAGATGAAATAAGGAAGAAAATAAGGAAGAATAAATAGGAGAAAACAATGACTGAAAAAGAATTTCAATTTGAGTTTAAAGGAACAATTGGTGGTTATGGTTATGTTTATGCAAAAACTAAAGAAGAAGCTTTAGAAAAAATTAAAAATAAAGATTATGATGAAATAATGGATACTTGGGATATGGAAATAAAAGAAGTAACCAAAATAGAAGAGGAATAATTAAGAAATGAAAAAATTAATATTATTAATAATACCAATTTTATTATTAGCAACAGGATGTGCTTTAGATGATAGTGCATCTACTGTATCACATAATATTAGCAGAGAAGCTAATGAATTTCATGTTAAAAGACGAATCACATTTATTAATTTAAGAAGTAATGAATATTTATTTTCGATTACAGGAAATTGTAGTGTAAAAGGTGGAGTTGACAATACTACACGAGAATTATCATTAATTTGTAAAATTGGTGATAATGCTTATCAAAAACATATGTTATATATTGCTGATGAAACAACTTATGTGGTTGAACAATTAGAATTTAGCGATGTATCAAGATATGATTATGAAATTGTATTTAGACCTGAAGCTATATTACCAGTTCAAATTAAAACTCAAGTAGGTGAATATTAATGGATTTATTAAAGATATATGAAAATAATAAGAAAAATGAAGAAAACTATAAAAAGCAAGTGCAAGAATATAAGTTCAAACAAGAACTAAATAATTTAATTTCTGCAATTATTAAAAGTAAAGATACATATGAAACTGAAAATGAATTATTAATAAAAAGACTCAATATAAAAGCAAAAAAAAGAACAATAAAAAGAAACGGTTGGAATTTTTGCATTGATGTTGATGAATATGAATTTAAAATAACAAAAGAATTAATAGTTGAAGTTAATAAGTATTTAAATGAAAATGGAGATTAATGTTAAAAAAAGAAATATATCCTAAAACAGTTAGATTAAAAGTTGCTGGTTCTAAATGCTATGTTACTGAAAAAATAGATGGTTCTAACTTATGTATATTTAAAAAAGAAGATAATTTATATATAGCTCAAAGAAAAACTATTATTAACATTGATACTGAATTAGATGAATGTAAAGATATTTTATATAAAGGTTTATATCAATGGATAATTGATAATAAAGAAGTATTAAGTACTATTAGAAATAATAGTGTAATATGTGGCGAATGGGTAGGAATGGGATGCTTAAAATATCCTGTTGATGAATTTGATAAAAGATTTTATCAATTTGCCAAAGCTAATATAGATGATGATTTTAATTTATATAATTTAAAATATAATCATGAATTATTTAAATATTCATTTGAAACGGAAGAAATACCTAAATGTATTGGAGAAGTTCCAACTGCATATGAATTACAAATAATACCAACAAAAGAGCAATTAGATAGTATGTATGAAAAATATACTAATAAAGTAAATAGAAATGTTGAAGGATTTGTAATTGATTATAATGATCAAATACAAAAATACGTAAGAATGAAAAATGGTAAATTACAAGAACATTTTGATAGAGGAGAATAAACAGTAAACAAATGAAAAAGGGATTAGAAATATTTGAAATGCTATATAATGATGAAATAAGTAAAGAAGAATGCATTATATATACTACAGATGAAAGTGAAGCTACCGAAAATTGGCAATTTTTATTAAGAAATAAAAATGGTAATTTCAATTTGGAAGAAGTAGTAGAAAAATTATTAAATAAAAAATACAATTTCAAAATAGCAAATCAAAAGAAAATCGAAGAAATGATGACATTCATTAAAAAACAAGCAAGAATTGAAGAATTAAGAGAAGAATTAGATAGATTAACAAAAGAAACTGATGGAGTTATTATTCAATAATTAGACTTATAGAGGAAATTAAATGCAATCGGATAAACTACCATTATATATAACAAAAAATGGAAATTATATTAGTCCTAAAATTTCTAAAGATAAATTAGAACAGATGTGTAAGAATTATTTTAATATTTTAATACTACCAAACGAATATAAAAAATATGAATATGATCCAGATTATTTTATTATGATTTTGAGTGATAAATAATGAAATATTTAGTAGATGAAAACGGTGAAGTTAAAGAAATCTTTAATGAAGATGAACAAATAACTAAGTTAAAAACCGGAGATAGAGTAGTTCGTGGTGGAAGTGTTGAATATTTACTAGGAACAATATCAGTAAGATTTAATAAATTTCTTAAAATAAATGATTTAGCTTGTATTGAATTAAAAGAATATGGTAATGATTTATTTCAATTGTTTCAATATCTAGGATTTAGTGATGGAATATTATCTTTTAGTAATGGTAGGAGATTAAGACCTAAATTCTTATATGGCTTATTTAGTAGAAAAAGAAGACGAGGTTCTACAATAGTTAAGGAATTAATTGAACTAGATGTTATTCATAAGCATAAGGATGGCAAAACATATTATTTTACATTTAATCCATATATAGCTATTAGAGGAACTCGTATTTCAACAGAATTATATGAAGAATTTAAAAATACAAAATATAAAAGTTTAGGTAATAATTTACCTGATATAGGAAGAATGGTTAAAAATGCAAAGAATTAAAACTAATAAAGTAAAATGTTTATTTTGTGGAGATATTATTGAAAGTATAGATGTTCATGATTATAAAACATGTAAATGTGGCAAAATTTCAGTTGATGGTGGGCATTATTATTTAAAGAGAATGATTCCATCAGGTTATAAGCCAGAAGAATGTATTGAAGATTTAAGTGAATACGAAGATGATAACAGTAAATGATTATATAAAAGTAATATTAAAAAAGAAAAAATGGACATTACAACGATTTGCTGATGAAATTAATAAAGTTAAATTAAAAGCAAATATATCATCTAAAACAACGCCACAAAATATATCTAATTTTCTTAATCAAGTAGATGATAAACATGTATTAAGACCTAAACAATTAGTTTTATGGGAAAAAGCTTTAGATTTACCATATGATACATTAATTAATATGGTAGAATTACCAAAATCTAAAGATGGAATAGAAGAATTAAATAAATTGAAAGAAAAGGTAAGAAAATGATAGTATATGCAATAAGAAATAAAAAAACAGGCAAATTAACTAGGCCTGGTTCATATAGAGCAAGTACACCTAAATTTTATTCAAAAATTAGATTTGCCAGATGTGCTATGACTGACCACGGTATGAAATTAGATAAATTTGAAATAGTAGAATATGAATTAACCAATGAAAGGGTAGTAGAATAATGAGCTTATTTAAAAAAAGACCAAAGCAAAAATATTTAAAGGTTATACAAAATTTTACAGCATTAAAAGAAAATAGAGAAATGCATATAGGAGAATTAATATTAGTTTCTGATGACATTTCACTTGTTGTAAACAAAGATAGAGAAAATGATTTTAAAAAGAAAAAAATAAACGATAAATCAATTGTAGAAGAAATTGAACTATAAAGGACAGATTAAATGGCATATAAAAAAGGCGATAAAATCGCAATAAATATGCCAAAGCAAGATAAATTAGAAAATAAATATGAGGACACTATCAAAGAGGCTTTAAAGATAATGTCCTCTAAAAAATATAATGAAACAGAAAAATTAGAATGTGCAAATATGATTATTCCAATTCTAGAAACCTGGTTTAATGAAAATGAATTAGGTTCAGTAAAATATGCAAAGAAAAATATAATTCCTGTTTTATTACATTTAGTGGATAAGTCATCAATTGAATTAATGAATGACTTTTTTACTGTTTATAAGCAATTATATTGTTTTTGTGCAAGAAGAGATTTTGAATGTTTTATTGATTATATGGAATGGGATATGCCTAAAAAAGTTTATGCAAATAGGCGAGATGTATTAGGTTCATATGTATATTACTTAAATGAAAGTGCATTTAATCCTAAGCTAGAATATGTTGTCGCTTCATTTGCTCCATCAATGGGTAAATCATATATTGCTAATTTATATTCAGCATGGGGAATTGGGATGGACACGAGCCATTCAGTACTTAGATTATCGTATTCTGATGAGTTAGTTTTAGGTTTCAGTAGAACTATAAAATCTTATTTAAAAGATCCTAAATTTGCTGAAGTATTTCCTTACTTTAAATTATTTGGAGGAAAACCATTTGATGTAGAACGTGAAAGCGATTGGAAAGTTAAAAATGCAATGGTTGCTAAATCAAACCATATAGCAAGAACTCGTATGGGTTCCACTACTGGTGAACGTGCGTCATTTGCAATTATATTTGATGATATGACAAAAGGTGCGCAAGAAGCTAATGCAGTTCAAATACATCAACAATTGTATGATAGTTGGAATACTGAATGGTCTAACCGTAGAACTGAGGATCCAATTACTTATGTTTTTGTAGGTACACAATGGTCTCCTGAAGATATATTAAATAGAATAATTGATGATAGAGAAATGGAATCTCCATTACAACCTCATCCTAATTTTAAATATACTTGGATAAGTGAAGATGGTTCAACTGTAGTTATAAGAGTTCCTATGCTTGATGAGAATGGTAAAACTACATGCCCAATTGTTTATCCACAAGCAAAAGCAGAACAAATTAAAAGAACTACTGATGAATTCTTATTTAGTTGTGTTTATCAACAAAATCCAATTGCTCCAACAGGAAGAGAATTTGCTGATGAAGAATTAATCCATTTTGATAAGCTACCATTAAATGAAGACGGAACGCCAGCTTATCCTACTTATTGCTTTGCAGTTCTTGACCCTGCTCGTAAAGGTAAAGATAATGTGTCTATGCCAATATGTGTACATGCTAATGACGATTATTATTATTTAATTGATTGTTTATTTCAACAAAAACCAATGACTGATTTATATGATGATATTGTTGATAAAATAATACAATATCAAATAACTGATTTTGTAATAGAAAATAATACTGATACATCATTAAAGGCATTATTAGAGATAAAATTAAAAGATAAAGGTTATGCTTTATGTAATATTAGAGAAAAATATAATACAGCTAATAAAGAGCAAAGAATTAAAGATAATCGTGGTATAGTTAAAAGAAGAATAAAGTTTAAAGAAAAATCTAAATATTTTCCTAATACTGATTACGGAAGATTTATGAAAAATTTAAATTATTATTCATTTGATTATCCTAATAAACATGATGACGCTCCTGATAGTGTTAGTATGTTTGCTAGTGAGATAATTTTAGGAACAAATAGAATAAGTAAGCCTATTCCTGTTGATAGAAGAGAATTTGGTATTTAGGTACAAGCAGAGCTTGATTTTATTGCCTATTTATGATATAAAAAGCACGATAGATGTATGTAAATATATTTATCTTGCTTTGGCTGGAGCATAAGAGCTATTTTATTAGTTTTTGTGCTCCATCTTTTTTTTATATTTGGAGCATTTATATAAGGTGAATAATGGCAAACGAAAATAATAGTCAAGTTAAATATGTTAAAGATGAACCAGTTGAAAAAAGATTATATGGTCGAAGAATTATATATGCAGATTATAAAGCAGATTCTTTAACAAAAGAAGATATTGAAAAAATATTAAATGATAAATTTTATATTCATGAACAAAACGCTCAAGAAATAGAATATTTATACAATTTTTATAAAGGAAAACAACCAATATTAGGAAAAACAAAAGTAGTTCGTGAAGAAATTAATAATATAGTTGTAGAAAACAATGCCTTAATGGCAGTTGAATTTAAAAAAGGATATGTATTTGGAGAACCCATTCAATATGTTCAACGTGGAGATATAGCTAATAATCAAGTGGCAGTATTAAATAGTTATATGACTGCTGAAATGAAACATAGCAAAGACGGAGATTTAGCTGAGTGGTTATATATTGCTGGAATTGGTACAAGGATGGTATTAGCTGAAGATGATAATGAGGAAAGTCCATTTACAATATATAATTTAGACCCAAGAACATCATTTAAGGTTTATGAAAATGATGTTGGAAATAAAGAATTGTTTGGATGTACATATTTTATTCAAGATGATGGAACTAAAAAAGGTACAATTTATACAAAAAATAAAGTTTATGAATTTGTTGGAGATATTGGTAAATTTAAAGTTACTGAAATTAATAATGAATTTAATGGTGCGCATATTTTAGGTAGAGTTCCAATTTTTGAATATCAATTAAATAAATCAAGATTAGGTATAGTAGAAATAATTATATCTATGGCAAATGCTTTAAATAGAATTTCTTCTGATGATTTAGATGGATTAGATCAATTTATTCAATCATTAGTAGTATTTGTAAACAATGATGTTGATGCTGAAACATTTAAAGAATTAATGTCTTTAGGTGCTGTTAAGGTAAAAAGCGAAAATCCTAGTTTACCAGCCGATGTTAAATTATTAATTAATCAATTAGATCATTCAAATACAAAAACTGTATATGAAAGAATATACAACAATATGTTAACAATCATTGGAATACCAACTTCAAAGAAAACAACATCAGGTGGAGATACTGGACAAGCTGTTCAATTATCTGATGGTTGGGAAATGGCAAATGATAGGGCTAAACAAGATGAAGAATCATTTAAAACAACTGCTACCGAGGAATTAAAATTAATTTTAAAAATTTGTAAAACAGCCCCTGCTAGTGGAATAACAAATTTAAAAATTAAAGATATAGATATTAAATTTACTAGACATAAATTAGATAATTTATTAGTTAAAGCACAAGCATTCGCAACGATGGTTAAAGCTGGAATGTCATTAGATTGTGCATTAGTTATAAGTGGATTATGCAGTGATCCAAATGAAGTATATTTAAAATCCATTGAATTCTATGGTGGAAAAGAAAAATGGATAGAATACTTTGCAGATACTAAAAAGAAAGGTAATAGCAATTAAGCTATTCCTTACATGTGGAATTGGGTTAATGGTAAACTTCCTGCCTTCCAAGCAGGAGATGTCAGTTCGATTCTGTCATTCCACACCAAATTGGGGTTTAGTGTAATCGGTAGCACGACGGTCTCCAAAACCGTTAGTTAAGGTTCGAGTCCTTAAATTTCAGCCAATGGGGAGTTAATGTAATGGTTATCATATTAGACTGTCTATCTAAAAATACGAGTTCGATTCTCGTACTCCCCGCCATGTGCCCGAATAGTATAATGGCTATTACAAGTGACTTGTAATCATTGAATCTGGGTTCGATTCCTAGTTTGGGCACCATTGGTCAATTAGCTCAATTGGTAGAGCACTCGGCTGTTAACCGATAGGTTATAGGTTCAAATCCTGTATTGACCGCCATATATGGACGTGTGATGAAATTGGTATACATAGCGGACTTAAACTCCGCTGGTCGTAAGATCTTGTAGGTTCAAGTCCTATCACGTCCACCAATAATATTTAGCTTATGATACAAAAGCATAAAAAGTATTACATTCAATTGTCCACGAATGACTATAAACTCGTAAGAATGTTAAAGGAAAGTCAAATGAAAGAAAAAATTACTGAAATTTTAAATGATGAAACATTAGAAACAGTAGAAGAAAAAGTAGAAAAATTATCTAAAGAATTAGCATTATTAGTAGTTCCAAAAGATAAATATAATACTTTATCAGAAAGAGTAAAAAAAATTGAAGGCGAAAAAAATACAATTCAAGAAGAATTAGATACTCTTAAAGAAAAAAATATGACTGACGAAGAAAAGAAAAATAAAGAATTGGAAAATTTAAGCAAGAAAGAAAAAGAATTAGCAATTAAAACTAATAGGCTTACTGCTAAAGAATTATTCCAAAATGCAAATATAGATAATGACCAAATTGAATCATTACTAGATAAAGTTGTAAGTGAAGATGAAACTAAAACTACTGAACTTGCAAATAGTTTTATTGAAATTTTAAATAAAAAAGTAGACGATACTAAAAAACAAACAACAACAAGTTTATTAACTAGCACAGCAAAACCATTAACTAAATCAAGTGGAAATGAACCTAAAGAAATAACTATAGAAGATTTTTCAAAAATGAGTTATCAAGATAGAAAACAATTATACTATGATGACCCAAAAAAATATAATGAATTTGTTTCAAATTTATAATACAGATATTTAAGAACAAAGAGTTCTATTGAAGGGAATTTAAAAAAAATTAATGAACGAAAACGTAACAAAAATAGCTAACTTATTCGTACCTGAAGTTGTAGGTCCTGAAATTATAACTAAGTTAACTGATGATATTAAATTTATACCTTTTGCTGAATACCAAGATACATTAAAAGGAACAGCAGGAGATGAAGTAACAAGATGGAAATATACTTACATTGGAGACGCTGAAGAATTTACTGAAGGAAATGACATTTCTTATGGTGAATTAACTCAAGTACCTACTAAAATGACAATTAAAAAAGCAGGTCGTGGAGTTAAGTTAACTGATGAAGCAGTATTAAACTCAGTAGGAGATGTAGAAGGAGAAGCAGTTAAACAAGTACGTTTAGCTATAGCTCAAAAAATCGATAATGATTGTAAAACAGCTTTAGATGGAATTATACCTCAAATGACTGTTGGTGATGGTACTGAAACTATTGGTGCTAACTTAGTAGAATTAGCTCAAGAAAAATGGGGAGAAGATTTAGACACTGATAATATGACATTATTAATTGCTCCAAAACAAAGAAAAGATATTCGTCATGACCCTGATTTCATTCCAGCTAGTGAAATTAAAGCAGAAATGATGATAAGTGGTGCTTTAGGACAAATATTAGGATGCAATATAGTGGTATCAAATAAAGTTAAATCAGTTGATGGTAAATACACTAACTATTTAATTAAAGGAAAACCTTTAACTATCGAAGTTAAACGTGACATTATGCCTGAAAGAGATAGAGATATCGACAAAAAAATCACTAAGATGAACGCTGATATCCATTATGGTGTTTTCTTAGAAAAAGACCAAGACGCAGTTAAAATCATTTCTAAAGGAGAAACAGTAGTTGAACCTGAAAATAATAATGATGATAACAATGATGAAAATAACGAAGACACTGGTGCTTAATAATTAATTTAATAAGGAGTGTATCTAATGAATGATCAAGAATTATTAGAACAACAATTATCAGAAATGAGATTGATTGAATATCAACAAGGTAATTTAGAATCTTTGGAAGATACAAGTTATGATGGTGTATTTACTCTTATGTTAAAGAGAGCAAAATATATCGCATTAGGTACACTTTACCCATTTGATTTAGAAATAGATGAATTGCCAACAAGAATAAAAGAAGATTGGCAAGTTAGATGTGCTTGTGAATTATTTGAAAAATTAGATAATACTAATGTTCAATCTTATAGTGAAAATGGATTATCTATCACTTATTTTACAGGACTTTTATCTAGCGAATTGATAAATGAATTAACACCTAAAGTAGGTGTTCCTAGATGAGTATAAAAAATTGGAAAAAAACAATTTATATAGCTAGTAAGATTGGAACTTCTGAAGACGATTATGCAAATGAAATTATATTATATGATGAACCCGTAAGATATCAATTTAATGTACAACCATTAAGCTCAGATGTTGATTTAAGGGAATTTGGAGAAAAGGCAAGCATGGTTCAGAAGGCAGTTATTCCAATTAAATATAAAAATTGTTTTAAAGAAAATGATATTGCTTATTTAGATGGCGTTACTCCTGAAAATGAAATATCTTATGGAGATAATGCAAATTATAAATTAAAACCTCCTAGAATTCAAAATATGGCTATTGTCATTTATTTTGAAAGGTTAACAGGAAAGTAGGTTTGTTAATGAATAAACTAATAAAAGGCAATTTAGTAATGGCTAATGTTGCTGATAAAGACGTTGATATGTATGTAAGCGCTGGTTGGAAATTAGATAATAAAAAAGTAGCAAAGAAAAGTAAATCTAAAAAGCTTTTAAAAGAATTATCTAATGAGGATGAAATAAACCTAACTGATTCAAAAAATGAAGAAAACAATAACAGCGACATTATCAAGAAATAGCTTCAAAAACGTTGCAGATTATTTAGAAAAATATAAACAAGCAATTCAAAAAGGTACTGAAAATGGTATCAAAAAAGTCACTGAAAGAGCTTTAGAAATTGTAAAAATGAATTGCTATGCCAATGGTATAAATAATCATACTGATAATATATATGCAGAATATGATGAAGCTACTAATACAGGTAGGATTTATACTAATGATTTTGTAATAATATTCAACGAAATGGGAACTGGTATTACAGGTAAAAATAATCCACATCCAAATCCTAGTAAAGATTTTACTAATTGGAAATATGACGTAAACGAACACGGAGAAAAAGGGTGGAGATATCCTAAAGAAGATGGAACTTTTGGTTGGACTAAAGGTTTACCATCAAGACATATGTTTTATGACACTTATAATCAATTGAAAGATATTTTAGGAGAAACCATTTCAGTTGAAATAGCGAAAACTATGGATGATTTATATTAATGATAAGTCAATTACATGAATTATATGAAGAAATATATTCTGATTTAAAACAATACATATCTCAACATTCTATATACGAACCTAAATGCAAAAAAGTAAAACCTAATGAAATATCGACTTATCCATTAGTAACATGTGTTGAGGGCAGTTATGATTATTCATACACTACTTTAAAATATACTGATGAGATATATAACTATAACGTTATGGAAATAAATATTTTTGCACAAAACAATGGAAATATAAGCGGAGTAACTATTAAAGATGAAATAAGAAAACATATAGAAACTTATTTTCAAGATAAACTTCGTTTAAAAATAAAAGTTGTTCCAAATGCTCCTAATGTAGATGATAGCATTTATAGATGCGTAATATATGTTAGTTGCAAAGTAGATACAAAATACAAGGATAAATTAGTTCTTTATCCTAGATAAGAGTTTAACTTTATGAAAGGTTATAAAACTAATGAATAATAGAATAGCTCAAAGTGATGTTGGAACTTCATTATATGTAAAAGGTTCTAATTCAAAATATGCTGAATTAATAGATATTATATCTGCTCCAGCACAAGGATCAGCAGGTGGAACTATTGAAGTAACAACTTTAAAAAGTGCTGTTAAACAATATATTCCTGATAGACCAGATGTTCCTGAACAAGATTTTGGATATAACTATACTGAAGAAAATTATACATCAGCAAATGGAGTTTGCGATGGAGAAGCTCATGAATTCTTAGTTAAATTCCAAGATGGTTCTGGATATGTAATAACAGGAACTGCTCAAACATGGATTAACGAAGTTGGTAGAGCATCTGCTGTAGAAGCAACTTTACATATTGTAGCTACAAGTGTAGTTTGGAAAACTTCTGCTGAAGTAACAGCATTATTAGCAGATTAATAAAACAAAGGAGATAAATAAATGAATACATGCACTATTGAAGTAAATGAAAAAGAATACAAATTATGTTTAACAAGAGAAGCAGTAAAACAAATTGAAGGTATGGGCTTTAATGTTCAAAACTTCATTCAAAAACCAATAACATATCAAGATATTTTATGGTACGGTGGTTTTATTGCTAACCATCCTTCAGTTACACCAAGCTTAGCAATTAAGATTATGGAAACATATAAAGCTGAAGATGGAGATGTTAACGAAGTATTAGAATTCTTAAGTGAAGAATATTCAAATTTTGTCAATGCCCCAACCGATACAGCTTCAAAGAAGAAAAAAATGAAGAAAGCCAAGATAGTCAAGGCATAGACAATAAAAACATAGAGGAGAATAAGTATAAAAATCTTACAGATTATTTTAAAGACTTATTACCTTATGCACTTGAATACGGTATGTCTGCAAAAGAGTTTTGGGAAGATGACCCTGACTTATTCTGGGCATACCGTTTTTCTTATATAAACAAAAAGAAACAAGAACAAGAAGAAATTAATAATAAATGTTGGTTACAAGGTGCATATTTTTATGAGGCGTTTTCGGTTGCTTTATCAAATGCATTCAGTAAAGAAAAAATATCGTACCGTGATAAACCATTTGACTTTAATTCTTCTGAAGAAAAAAATCCAAAGCAAAATGCACTAGAAATTCAATTAAAAGAAAGAGCAAAACAAATTGAAAAATTGCTTGGAGGAAATAAATAATGGAAAATGAATTAAGTATAAAGGTTAGTGCCAATTTACAAGAAGCAATAAAGTCATTAGATAAAATTATACCTAAATTAAACCAATTTGATAATTCAATTTCTAAAGTGCTAAACAGTATTGATAAAAACAATAGTGTAAATAAACTTAGCAATGAATTAGGAAAACTTGGAAATGAAATGGACAAGATTTCCAAAAAAGGTGATAATTTCAAAAATGCATTAAGTCTAGGTGCAACTTATATGATTGCAAAGAAAGTTATAAACACTGGACTAAGTTGGATGCAAAAATCAATTGATTATTCAGAAGCATTAAACTTATTTAATGTTGTATTAGATGAATCAATTGATAAAGGTATGAAATTTCAAAATGTCATGAATGAAGCTTTTGGAACTAACCAAGCCGAAACTTTAACTAGACAAGGTTTATATCAATCAATGGCTGAAAATATGGGTATTGCTCAAGAATATGCCTATATTATGTCAGAAACATCAACAAAATTAGTAAACGATATTTCCTCATTATATAACAAAGATGAAAACACTGTTGCTGAAGCATTAAGAGCTGGTGTATTTGCAGGTCAAACTAAACCATTACGTTCATTTGGTATGGATATAACTGAAAATTCTTTACAACCATTATTAAATGAATTAAATATAACTAATGAAGATGGTACAGTTAAAACTGTAAGACAATTATCACAAGCTGAAAAACAAATAGTTAGATATATAGCTGTATTAAGACAATCTTCTGAAGCTCATGGAGATTGGGCTAATACAATAGAGGCTCCAGCTAATCAATTAAAAATATTTAAAAACCAATTAGTTGAAGCACAAAGAGCACTTGCTAATTTATTTATTAATTCATTTGGACAAATATTACCTTATGCTAATGCAATTTTAATGGTAGTAAAAGAAGTTGCTAATGCAATTGGTGCATTCTTAGGCATTGAAATTACCGATTATAATAGTGGAGTGATTTCTACATTAGGCGATGATTTTGAGGACCTAGGAGCTAATGTTGATGACGCAACTGGTAAAGTTAAAGAATTAAAAAAACAAACTTTAGGATTTGACCAAATCAATAATATAGATACTAAAAAAGATAGTTCAAATGGTACTTCCGGAATAGGAACAATTGATCAAAGATTATTAGATGCTATTGGAACATACGATAATGGTATGGAAAAAGTAAGAATGAAAGCCATTGAAATTAGAGATGCAATAATGAAGTGGCTAGGATTCACAAAAGAAATAGATCCATTAACTGGTAAAGTATCATTTAAATATAAAGGAATAACAACTACTTTAAAAAATATTTGGGAATCATTTAACAACTTATCAACAACTGGTAAAATTTTAACTACTTTAGGTTTAGTTGCAGGTGCCACTAAGCTTTATAACGTTGGTAAAAAGATATTTACCTTACTTGGAGGTAGCGGATTAGTAAAAACAACAAGTAGTTTGGTTTCACCATTAAAGAGTGTATATGATTATACAAAATTATATACAAATTTAGCAGGTGGTGCTGGTTTAACTGGTATTAAAAAATTAACTGCTGGGGTATCTGAAGGTGTAACTGCTTGGGGCAAACAATTAACCGCAATTGATAAATTAAAAGTAGCCTTAATTGGCTCTGGTGGATTGTTAGTTAGTTTAGGTTATATGAATGAAGCTATGTATGATATTGCTGAAAACGGAGTTACTTGGTCCAATAGTTTACAAACAATTGCAAGTGGAATGGGTTCTATAGCAAGTGGTGCAATGATTGGAACATCAATATTACCAGGTTGGGGAACTCTAATAGGAGCTTGTGCTGGTGGTGTAATTTCTCTTGTAACAGCTATGAATGGCATAGATACAGCAATGAATACTAACATGATATCAATTGAACAAACTGGTAAAAAAGTTAAATCTTTATATGAAGATTGGCAAGAATCAGAAGG